CTTGAGCTAGATCATCTTCAAGACTGAAATCGCTTCAGGGAGTACGACCTTGCCCCCAACACGTTGTCTAGCCAAAAACGCGACTTGATTTTGAATGGCGTACAACTCTTTAAGAGTTTGGAAGGTCAGACCGACGCGGTCAACGATCTGATAGCCTTGCCCGATGTCGCCAAAGATGACAGGGAACTGTCCAGCGGTAAACGCGGGGAAGGTGCCACCCTGGTTGGGCATGTCGGGCATCTCGACAATCGGACGACCGAACAAGGTCTCTGAGAAGACATCACCGAACATCGTCCAAATCGGTCGAGTAGTAGTATCAGCGAACAGGCGGCATATGCCGATAGTGGAGTTTGACATCAGCCAGGTGCCGGTGGGCCGGTAGCCTGATTTGCCAACGTGCATGAGCGAGATCAAGTCAGATGGCAAGAGGAGATGTGAAGCGCTCGTTCCCAGTAATCCATTCATTCCGCCATAGGAAGATGCCGCCGCAACAGTCAACAGTCCTTCTGGTCGAGCGACACCGTTGCCGTTAATGAAGGCCGTACCCTCTTTCTGCGCGAATTGACGGGTGAGACGCTTCAGAATATAGCCCTCCACGTCGAATACGCTATCTTCCAGGTTCTGCCTGGACAGTTTCAGGTAGCCGTTCAACTCACGTGCATAAATTTCCACCATACCCAGGTTCGGGTCAGGACTGGCTTGATAGCCCGTCTGCTCGTCTGACCAGAAAATGTTGGTGTCCGTCGCACCTTCTGAGGGGATCAGCAGTTTCTCACCGCCGATGGTTTGTGTATCGGCATAGGCGCGTAGCGGTGAGATGAGGAAGAGCTTCTGAATGAATTTATCAGAGAGGTCGGTTCCTGCGAAGAAGCCGCCCAGGTCGGCGGCTGCGCTGACCATCACTTTTTGTTCAGGGGTGAATTGGTCGTAGTCCATGTGGTTGAAGGAGACGTAGGAAAGTTCTTCGCGGGTGAGTGCGCTAGAATCTCCGCCCTTCCTCATCCATTTTTCAAGGGCTTTAGTTGCTGGTGGCTTATAGGAGCCAGACATGGAGCCAGGGTAACCGCCTGCAACGGGTGGGCGCTGCGCGGCCAGCATGTTCTCTTTATTTTCAGCAACGAGCTTCTTATATTCCTTGATCTCGCCGCTGATCTTGGCATTGATCTTCTCAAGTTCTTGCCGAGCCTCGGCTGCAATCGGCCCGCCCTGGCTAATCTTGAGTTCAGTTTTGGCTTGATTCTCTTCGAGCGTATGAACACGCTCATCTAAATGTTTGTTAAGTTTCTGAATTTCTTCAGTGAGCTTGTTTAGCTCTTCATAAGCCATAAAAAAATACCTCCGTTCATGGCTGAAAGTCAAAGTTTCATCCACGCCCGAAGGTAGTCAATGCAGCGCTTCGTACGTTATTCTGTTCTGTTCTCTGCTAGCGGGGCGGTATACCGCGCCCGTTGTTTCTCTTAGTATACCCGAAAATGCGCTTGTTGGCTAGATGCCTTTGTCAGCGTTTTGGAATTGTAAGTCTGTACTCGTAAGCACTTGCAACGCCGCAAGACATATCTTCTCTGGTGTCCATGATGCAAGTTGCTCTAGATTTGCTGAAAAGGTGTCAAAGCCTTCTTGTGTGGCAAACGTCACACCGAGTCGATAGGCAAATGCTGAACGCACTTCCTCAAACTCTTGTTCAGCCATGCGATGTATTACCAACCAGGCCGCATCCATGCTTTGTGTATAGGGCGGAATACTCTCGGTGAGTCCAGATTGTTTCGGCACATCGTTCCGCTTAAGGAGCCATCGATTCCCCCAAGTCATAGATCGGTCAACCGTGCGATTGAATACCTTCTCAGCAATGAGCGCATTTCGCTCTTCTGGTGTCATCTCTGACCATTTCTTATTATTCATGTCCTCCATTTTGAAGACCCCTGGCTTCTAGCCACGGGGATGAAAAAATGGGCATCCGCAGATGCACTATTCAACAATTGAGTACTCAAAGTCTGAATATTCAACAAAAGTCTAGACAGCCCTGGTACACTAGATGTAGTAAGTCGGGGCCATACGGCTTCGCATCTACCCTGGGGCTCAGGGAAAGTCATGCCTGTGGAGGCGATGTAAGACGACAATAGCTTCAAAGCGTTCTCGCAATCTCCTGTGAAACAGGAATGCCTACTTGTGAGAGTAGGAAGCCCACGGCTTTAGCCGTGGGGAGATGTCACTCTGCATATGGATATTATATACCCTTGTCGGCATTTTGGAATTGTAGCCGAGTGGTGAGGTCGTACACCGCTTCCCGCATCTTGAGCAACACCGCCGCCTCGTCCTCATCCTCTTCTGGCTCATCCTCGTCTTTGTGCTCTGATGGCTCATTACCGCTATAAACTTGATACCCCTGCAAGGCGTTTGCCCGTTGCCGACTCAGTTCAGACTTCATCTCCTTGATATGGCCTTCCATACCACCGATCGCCTTGGTCATTTTCGCATGACTGGCTGCGCTCAATTTCTTGGTGTCACCTTCCACATCTTTCGTGTCTGGATTGTCAGCAGCAGTCATCCACATCATCGGTGAGTTCCCGTTGTCATCGGGCTGAAGATACTCAGTCATATCCAGTGCAATGCCCTGCTGTACATATGCGAGCACGGCAACACCGAATTGCTTTAATGCAGCCTGTACATCAGCCTCAGGACTATCACCTATCTGGAATGCGGTGATGATTTCATTCTTGAGCGGATACCAAAGGTTCCACAGATCGGAACACCAATCCTGCTGAGTCACTTGTTCGTAACTTGCGGCGTAGTCCTTGGTCAAAACAGGAGTTGTTTCCTGCTTTTGTTTGCCTGTCATAAAATGTCCTCCTATTCTTGACGGTATCGACTTGTGCGAGATCGTTCATCGGAAAAATGCATGCGCTGCCCTCCATGACCTGGACCTCTAAAAGATTGCGGATGCTTTTGCCATCCTCTTTGACCCAGTCTGATTGTATGCATTTATACCCCATGCTTTGTTTCTTCATAAAGCCGCCTTTGAAGCTTGAATACAGTTCCCTACCCAGTTGGATATCCAGGTTCAATTGCGTCTTGATATAGAGGCCCTTTTTATCTTCGTTCGCTTCAAAAATGCCGCCTGCAGGCTGAATGGAATAATCATGATTCCATAAGTAGGGAAAAAGGAAATCAAGCCCTTGAGCACGCTTCCTAGCATACGAGTCTGAAAGCGTTTTCTTAAAGGCTCCAGGCATAGTGCGATCATCGCCAAAATCCACATTCCCGATATAGTTCAGGTAACCCTCGACAATGCCCTGATTGTCATTAGTCGCCTTCATCTCACCACCGCCAACTAAAAACTCGGTTTTCCTTTCAACTTTCGCTAATCTGACCATGTTCATTGCTCCTTCTTCTTTGCCATGCGGCACGGTTGGACTGTCTCATTCTCTCTCTCGTTTCAGGCGAACGCTTACTACCGAGATGAGTCTGTCCAATTTTCGCTCTATGTTCAGGGGAGAGCTTCTTCCCAAGATTGGCTTGCCTTACTTTCTCATTGTGTTCAGGCGAGTTTTTCTTGCCAAGCTTAGCCTGTCTTATCTTCTCACGAGTTTCAGCAGTCTGTTCATGACTATGGCCAAGAGCGTGTTTATTGCCAAGCATATTCTGCCGATATTTCTCAAGGGTTTCAGGAGTACGTTTATATTGTTTCCTTTTCTCAATGGTTTCCGGAGACTGTTTCCTACCAGTCTGAACTTGTCTCATTTTCTCAATGGTTTCAGGCGTATATTTCCGACCAAGACAATAATTATTACCAAGATGAACTTGTCTTATTCTCTCTCTTGTTTCAGGAGATCGTTTTATTCCTAAAGCTGAACCCGCCTCACGCGCAATATTAAAACCTTTGCGATCAAATGGTTTGAGCTTCTCAAACCAATACTGTTCACGTGCAGTCAGGCTCATTGGTAAAACATACTCTAATACCTCAAAAATAAATGCTTGCTCACCATACTTATTCCAAGCATTCTGCATTTTAGGGTTTCCATGTTCATTTCGTTGAAGAGCACTAAAGTGTGAATTTTTGCGTACATGCAAATTGACAGCACTTCCAATATAGATGCGCTTGTTTGCAATGCAGGTGATCTTGTAGATGCCAGAGGTAGAGGGTATACTATCCATGATGAGTCTCCAATCTAGACTTATCCGGCCTGGGGTATGTCGAGTACCGCCAGGCACAACAATATTTCTACCTAGATTATAGCACAAATCAGCTTGCAGAGCCAGATTTGCTAGTCTTGGCATGACTCACCTCTTTTTTCTCATACTGCTTGTATGCGTCCTGTGCTGGCGGCACTTCCTGGCAGAGCTTGATAATGGCTTCCAGGCCATCACGAGCTGCGCACTCGCCCGCATCATCGCCGATGTAAATGGCAACTTGCTTCTCTTGCTCCAATGCCCTTTGCGCTATGTCAAGTATCTGTTGTGCGAGTTCTTGCACTGTCATCGCTTTGCCTCTTCATCTTTCGATGCCCATATAATCAGACATGCCTTTGAGCAAAAATGATGCTCTTCTTCTATCTCATAGCGAGTATTTTGAACAGTACGTATCCACTCGCCAGGGAGCATATACTCGGCATCATGCTTTTTCTCACAGACATCACATTGAATATATTCAATTCTCATCGCTTGTCCCTCTCTTTGGTTCCCCAGGTTCGATTCGAACGAACGCTTTGCATTAAACAGATGCATGTGCCACCTCAGCACTTCCAGGGAGCGCCTCTGCCGTTGGGCCATCCGCGAATGATTACTGAGCCTTCACTAGCTCTTGGTTTTCATAGATATTGCCGATGATTTCTAGTCGCTCGCTTGCCCATTGTAAGTTTTTTATCAACATAGCATATCGACCTATGATATAGGTATTAGGCGTAACGACAATAAATTTTGCATATGTGTTGCTCCAACAGCATTCCCAATTGACACCCTTCCCTTGAAGAATATCCCCCTCGTACATCTCTTTACCTGAGCGGTCTTTGAGGCCGGTGTATTGCATCAGCTCCACCTCATCACCAGGAGAGAACATATGCGCCATGTCAACGCCAAGACAATTTACGCCGCTTGACCCGTCAGGGTGGCTATGATGCTCCACAAAACGGTACATCTTCCCACGATACCAGGCCCTGAACTTAATCTCCCTCATCCTCTATCCCCTTCTAGCAATATAACTCAGCTAACAAAAATGAGTGTATTATGGTCAAGTAGCTAACAATAATAGGGTGACCAAATGCCTGTTTTGTTAAGCTATTAAACCTCATCGCTTCGCCCTCACTCGGTTTCCGCATCGCGGCGTGATTGCTCTGCTGCAAGAAATGTCTCAACGGTTGCTTTAATATCGCTTGATTTCATCTGTAGCACGTCGCTATAGAAACCGACCCATGCATAGTCATAGACATAGATTTCATTCTCTTTCATCGTCCAGTCAGAGGGTTTATACCCTGCATCATTCATGAGTTGCATGAGTAACTCAAAGTCTTCTAGCATTATCGTTTTATCCTCAACAATTCTCGATACTGTTCCCTGGTGACTACCACCTGGGGGAACGTTCTGGCAATCTTCGTCAATGCTTTGCCGGTTTCGTCCTGTATCTCCTCTTCTTTCCTGTCCAATTCAGCCTCCTCGCTCTTCTGTGGTGGTGGTGGATTGTCCTGATTGTCCTGATTATCGGTAGTATCATCTGGCACTTCAGTCACCGTTGTTTGATTTGGCGGTGGCAGCATGGGCGGTGGCTCAGGTGGATTGATCGTTTTGCCGCTCATGGCTGCAATGTAATCGTCCAGGTCTTCCACATGCACCGGTATTTGATTGATGATCACGAAGTCTTTGACATTGAGCTTTGGCCTGCCTTGGATTTCACGGGCTTCCAAGAACGTGGTTGTACTGGCGATAAACTCTGCCGTCGCTCTATCGGATGCTTGCCCTTTGGCTTCCTGCAAGCGTTTTTGAATAGCCTCGACATCCTCTTGATCGTAGCCGAGATACCCACCATAGCGCGGCGTGAGCCACATGTTAGTTGAGTCTTGGAATGTGTCGAGTAGAGGGAAATCAATCTCGGTGTAGAGCGCGTAACGTGCCTCTTCCTGGTTGCTATAGGTGCTGTCAGCCAGTCCTAACAAAAATAAAGGGAAGTTGAAGAAGATACCCGCGATGTCCCTATCGCCTTTGGTGGAGCTTTCCAGCCAATCGAGTTCATAGGGTGACATGCTCATGGATTGCCACTTGACGCCGCCATGCAAGATAGCAGTTTCGCCAGCATTGCGCGGCCCGGCGAACTTCTTGCGTATCTCTTCTTTGAGTTGTTTGTATTCCGTATCGCCCAACAAGGCATCTGTGACCCATGCGCCGCCAGGTCGCGCCATGTTGGACATGAGGCCCAGGTTCCATTTCTTGCCGGCCTTCTGGATGTCTACATCCATCGCAGCGACCTCAATCGGAGACATGCCGTACACGTCATCGTTGCCAGCAAACAGTTTGTTGTGCATCACGAACGGATCGCCATACCTGCGAGGCGGGGAGAAGTTGCCGAACTCGTAGTAGAGCGGCCCGTTGTTGTCTACCTTGATCTTGGTATGATCAGGCCGCAAGTTATACAACTCATCGAACTTGCCCACCTGGTTCTGACTCGCATTGATGCCGAGCACGTAGGAGTTTCCGGTGAGGCAGTAGTAAGCGATCATGGCCTCGCGGAATGCGGTGCCAGATACCTTGGGCGAAGGGTTATTCCAGAGTTGCAGCAGTTCAGAGTTGGGTACTTCACGCTTCTTCGTCTCGTCTGTGTAGTGCTTCCACTTGATACCAGCGCAGGAACGGGCGATGTGGCCCACCACGCGAAATACCGTTCCGTTGCTGCGATAGCCTTCTTGGATGTATGCTCGCATGTTGCGCGGCATCTGCGCCGGGGTTGCTACGCCTTGCTGTGCTACGACCACCTGGATGTTGGGGTCGGCCTTCTCGCTGATATGTGATCTGCTGTCACGCGGGCGTCGTCTACTCATGCGCTCCCCTCCATATTTGCCTTAGCATTCTGTACTGCCTCTATCAGCGTTTGACTTCTGCCTAGCACTTCATAATCATACCCGTTTTGCGTATAGATAATCATTTCAGGCATATCATCAAGCATATAGAAATCCACAAATACACAGTGCTCACAGCACCATTGTACAGCCTCCTCTAGCGTCATTCCCAACTACCTCCCTCGTGAGACTCACTCCATTCGAAGGGATTCATGAGCATCCCCCCCTTCTTGTAGAGTTCCTGCTCTCTCGCCTGGGCTTCTTCCTCTGCCATTCGCTCTTGCTTTTCCTCGCCCGCTTCGATCGCTAAGATATGCTCTATGCCCTGAGCCATATGAACAATTGGTTGCTCTTGCTCCAAATCAAGCAAACCTGGGCGTCGCTTACGCACAATCATGCACATCATGGAGAGCGGATCCACCTGATCATCATGCTTGTCCTTCGGGAAAAGATAGACTTCCTTGGTGAACTTTGGCAGCCAATGAGCTTTTTTGAGAAAATACACCTTGCCTGCTCCTTGCCAGATTGAAGCACCTGTGGCTCTCATAAGTTTGTCACCCTTTGGTACAAACTCCTTGCAAGGAATGCCCTCCTCAAGCAAATCCTGCCCTATGGCTGACTGATAACCCACATCCTCAAACCAGAGGCAGGTAAAGGTATCATCATTCCAGGCATAGAATGTTTTGCGCGCCTGCTCTTTTTGCTGCGGAATTGTCCAATGATCGCGCCTAACCTCCAAGAGCAACACATCATAGTATGGTGTGATGGCCCAGGTTTCAAAAACGGTGTAGTCGTTTTGTTCTTTGGCTTTAGCAGCCACATCTGAAGTAGTACATGTCCAGCAATCACTTATCTTGACAGGCTTGATACCTTGCGGCGTCTCCAACAAATATAATCCTGCTTCGTGATCGATTGTGAATAATCGTTCATTCTCTTGTTTGAAAACATACCCACCGGGTGGTACAGGATTTTGACCATATTGTGCTGAATAACCTAGTGGCCCTAAATCTTCTGCCAAGCCATCTAGTGACTTCTCGGTAAATCGCTCCGGCCAGAGTAATTCACCTTCTTCTGTACGTGGGTCTGACCAACCGATGGAAGTCGTACAGTGTCTTGCAGGCTCATATTGTGAGGGTAAGTTAAGATGTGTCCAATCGGGTCTTTCTTCGATGATGTACCCACTGACATCGTGTTGATGGATTCTCTGTCCAATGACGACCATCGCATCTGTCTCTTGATTGTTAAGCCGACTTGACCACGTTTCTCTGAACCACGTGAGCGCACTCTCTCGCTCAGCATCACTATGAGCATCACCAGCAGGGTGAGGGTCATCAATGACAAGACGGTTGCCACCGCTACCAGTAGCAGATGATCCAACGGAGACTGCAAGGTGATACCCCTTATAATTATTTTCAAAAAACCTCTTGACGTTCTGATCCCCTGCTAATTGGAAGACGTTCCCGAATCGCTCTTGAAACCAGGGAGATTCGATAAGGTTGCGCTTACGCCGGTTGTCACGCGTTGATAGGTCCAAACTGTAGGATGCACAAAGAAAGCGGCCCGAGGGATTTCGTAACCAGTCCCACACGGGCCATATAACAGATCCAATGGTTGATTTTGTGTGACGTGGCGGAATGTTGACAAGAAGAAAACGTAATTGTTCATTGGAAATAGCCTCAAGATGCTCGATGATTGCATCGAGACACCAACCATCGACAAAGCGTGTACCAGGCTCGACTATTGGCCAGACGGCTTGCGTAAAAAGCTTAAGGTCTAGTCGTGCCTCTTCTGCATCGAACTTCTCAAGAGGCGAAAGTTTATGAGGAGAGCGCACAGCAACAACCATCAGCTTACATGCTCCTTTCGCTGTTCAGCCTCTACTAAAGCGCGGCGTATCTCCATTCTGGCAGAGGCCGGGAGATGCGTAAAGGCATCAGAGGGAATGACAAATCCATCTTGTACTTGTGGGGTCGGCTTATCAATATCTCCTAAGAGTTTGGCTTGCAATTCGATTTGCTTTTGTACCCGATCAATGGCAGAGAGGGCAAGGGCGTGCATCTTCCCCGTTCTTGCTTCTTGCAAGATTGCCAGAGTTATCCCATTGATGACTTGCAATTGCTTCACGACATTAAGCCCATGCGCTTCTTCTTTCGCTGCCTGTGTTTGCTTGATAGTCTCCTGAATATGGTCAGCAGCATGGCGTTGAACAGAATCATGCCCCACTGAAAATTGACGCGATATGACGCGATAGGATGTACCAGCAGCGATTGCTGCCTCAATTTTAGCGCGTTCAGGATGCGTGCAGATCGTGCAGGTTCTAGACATGGGCAGGCTCCTCACTGCGTTCTAGGAGTTGCGCGGTTTGTCCTGTTTCGGCTTCGTAGCGGGCTAGGATGACATCACAGTAACGAGGTTCTATTTCCATACCATAACAGCGTCTTCCGAGTCTTTGAGAGGCTATGAGTGTTGTTCCACTTCCCAAGAAAGGATCGTATACGATATCATCAATAGCACCGTGATTACCAATTGGACGCGCCATACATTCCAATGGTTTCTGTGTGCTATGGCCGCCATCAACATTCTTATCAAGATTAATTTCCCATAGAGTTGTTTGCGATCTATCACCAGACCAGCGAGCAGTAGAGCCTTTTCTTACTGCATACCAGCATGGCTCGTGTTGCCAGTGATAATGTCCACGCGAAATCACAAAACGCGACTTGCCCCATATAATTTGGCTGCGAACCTCAAATCCAGCAGACTCAAGTGATGCTTGTACTTTGCTGGCATGCCGGTCGGCATGCCAGCAATAGATAACATCCCCATCAAAGAGTTCCCATGCTTCAAACCAATCAACCCGATCATCATTTGTCACAGGAGCCACGCGGCTCGCCGCGTGGCTAATTAGCCCCGCTTCTGCTGCCTCGTCTCTCCACGCTGCATCGTATTCCACCCCATATGGAGGGTCTGTAACCATAATAAAAGGTCGCTCACCTGCCATCAATCGCTCAACATCTTCTCGTCTCGTGCTATCCCCTACCAGTAACCGATGCTTGCCCAACTGCCACAATTCCCCAACATGAGTACGTGTCGGGCCTTCCTCTGGTGTGGTATCAAACTCATCACCACCTGCACCGTCTTCACCATCACCTAAATACTCATCCCCCAAGCTCTGCAACATCTGCCGTAACGTCTCATCATCGGTTCCCAGGCTTGCGAGGTCTATCCCCAGGTCTTGCTGTTCTTGCAACAATCGGGCAAGTATTTCCTCATCATCGCTTGCACCTTGTGAGTGTTGGTTATCTGCGATGAGGTATCCTTTGATCTGCTCAGGCGTCCAGTCAGCAGGAAGGATATCCGCTCGTATCTCAGGCCATTTGAGCGACTTTGCCGCCTCGACTATGCCA